CACCAGCAGCACCTGCAACGGCAATGGCAAAAGGTCCTAAAACTTTACCTGTTGGTCCTGCTAATATATTTTTAACAATACCTGCCACACCTTCTTTAATATATGCTGATACTACCTGCCTTGCTGCCTGCAATGCTGCACTTGCCATCTTCTTCATATCTGTTTCACCTTGCACCGCTAAATTAGAAAATGCGTCAGCAGCTAAAATTAATGCACTCGTAAGTGTATTTCCAAAACTCATCATTTGCGTTTCAACTGCTACAAATGAATTTTTTACTTCTTCATTAGTTTCTTTTAATCTTAAATTACTTGCAGTTGCAGTATCTAATTTTATAGCTAATAAATCTAAAGTAGGAAGCATATTAGTTATACCAGTAGATTCTGATGTTATTGCAGCAACTGGACTTGAATTAGTCATTTTTCCCGTGCCTCCTCCTGTCGGTGCGCCACCATCACCAAATACTAATTCGCCAGTTCCTTCTGTTCCACCTCCACCTCCACCTTTGCCAGGTGCAGCCATGAATAGGCTTTTAAACTTGCCTTTAAGACTGTCAACTGTTTCGCCTATCGTTTTAAATTCCGCTGCAACTACCCTTTGTTCTTCCTGGTATTTTGTCATGCCTGACAAATCAAATAAATCTAAACCTAATGCCTTTTGTAAACTATCTAATTTACCTAAAACAAAGGTTACTCCTTGCATTACGGAGTTTTTAATATTAATCCAAATGTTTTTAAAATTATCACTAAATGCTTGCCAGTTATCGTAAACATATAAGGCAATAGCACCCACCGCAGCAATAGCTAAAGTAACACCAAGTATAGCAGGATTAGCAAGTATTTTTGCGAAGGCACCGGATATTACCGTAGATAAATTTTTGACAGTAGTCATTATTAATCTTGTAGTGCCTATCAATGCACCAAAAGTAGATATTAATTTACCTACTATAAATATAGCAGGCCCTAATGCTGCAACTAATAAACCAGCCTTTACAATAAAACCTTGTGTCTCCGGATTAAGTGACTTAAATCCATCTACTAATCTTTGTAATCCTGCGCTCAATGCTGCGGCAACTGCCTCTAAATTTAATGTTTCATTTATTGCTTTACCTAACTCCGCTAATGATGCACCTACATTATCTCTTAAATTATCAAAGGTATTTGCCAGTCCACCATTTGCCCTTTCCAAATTACCTAAAGCACCAACAGACCTTTTTATAAATTCTTCGCTACTTATTCCCAGTTCTCTAATTCCTTCGGCAGTAACTACACCAAATTCCTCTTTCATCACTCTGGCAAATTCTGGAAGCCTTTCTTTTATCTGATTAAGATCCTCCTGCGTAACTTTTCCAACCGCGCTTATTTGTGATAATGCCAATACTACACCATCAAATTGTTCTGCACCACCACCTGCCCTTGCTACGGCATTACCAAACTGTGTTATTGTTTCCCTTGCTGCGTCGGCATTCATTCCTACACTTTGTAAAGAGGCAGAGGCTTTGACAACTTCGGGAAGGGCAAGGCCTGGATTTTCTGCAACCTTTCGTAGCTTTTCCATTTCAACTGCCGCATCTTCACTACTTCCCATAATGGCAATTAAACCATTTTGTAGTTTCTCAATGTCTGCAAAAGATTTTAAGGAGGCAGCACCTAATGCAATAATAGGTAAAGTAAGTGACTGTGTAAGAGTAGTACCAATGTTTTGCATCTTACCGCCAAACCTTGACATACTACGCTCTACCTTTCCTAACTCTTTGTCAAGATCAGATACATCAATGCCAAGTTTTAAATTTAGTTTACCTAATGCCATTATGTTTCTTTATCCCATTTGTCAAATATTGACTTGTCATTATTTGTCAAACTTCTATTAGTTTCTTTCTTAATAGGATTCTCCCAGGGAAATTCTATTAAATCTTTAGGCTTTAAACTTTTACCTTTTGCTGTGTGAACATTTAAAAGTAAAGTTGTCTGCCATCTAATTCGTTCCCACTCTGTTTGCTCCTGTTGTTCAAAGTGATTGTTATAACCTTGCATGGCTATAACAACTTCCTTTAAACTCATTTTATAGTATTGCGAAGGAGGAAACCTTAAAACTCCGAAACAAAAGCGTTCGATGTACTCAAGGGTAAGTTCTCCTCCTTCGCCACTACGTTTTTTTGGCTCTCATCTTCTGGAGGTGAAATCTCATTTGAAATCATTTCCATGATGCGAGTTATTCCTCCCATATCTGTGTCTACCAAATCGCAAAAGGATTGTAAAGTGTAAGGGCATTTCTCCCCTTTTGCTTTGTAACCATGCTCAACACCGGTAAAGGCAAGTTCAAGGGCAAGTAAAAGATCTTCTCCTAAAAGGGAAAGGTCACTTAATTTAAGTTTCCTCTCCCTTAGAAATGTACCTAACACATACATACCAAATTTAATCGGTATGGAAGTGTTGGCTATTGTTATTGTTTTCATGTGTTAGGTTTTAAATTATGCTTTTGTAGTCTTCACTATTGCACCAGTCACCTCAAAGGATGCTGAATAGCTTGTATTCTCTTCCACACCTGCGTTTAAGTCTAATGATGTACAGATAGCACTCATTGTAAAGACATTGTCACCTTGTACGTCTGTTGTAAATTTAATGGTCAATGCAGTACCGGATATTAAATCGGTAAAGAGATCATCAAATAAGTAATTAGTAGAAGAATCGCCAGGCCCTGCGTACAATGCCTCGGTGGACAATGTGCCGGATAGCTGACCTTTCTTTACCTCTCTCCATCCTCCAGCTGCGCTATCCTTTGTCAAGATTTCACGCATCGCTGCGGAGATGTTCATTTGGCAGGATGTTGCGTAACCTATCGCAGTTGAATCTTTGTATAGGCGCATCAACGTACCATTAATAATGCCAGTAGTTGCCATGTTTATTTATTTTTTTTCGGTTTAATAATTCCTTCTTCTTGCTCCTGGTCATTGAAATATGACATAGGCACTGGTACAGGTATATAGACTGTATCTTGCTCAACTTCCTGCTTCTGCGGCATTTGTTCAACGACAAAAGATTCATCAAGTAGTTCTGCAATGCCATCTTTTACCATTTGCTCTCCATATTCAGATAGAAATACACCAACTTTACCTGGTGCCTTTCCATTCCATTCTTTTAATAATCTTAGTTTCATCGTTTCATTTTTGCCATAAAATCCATGCTCATCCAATATACATTTAAGTCAGCATTATACACTTGACTATCGGAGCTCATGTATCTTATAGTTTGTACCGAAATACTATTTACTGTGCCTACAAATCTATCTAAACGATTGCGCACATTGTTTGCAAGTGTTTGTGTAGTTTCGTAATTGTTCGTATATACATCAATTTGTAATGTTATTTCCTCTAAGTTACTTTGCCCATCTTTAAAATCAACAGGCAAGCTATTTATAATAGTATATACCATAAAAGGATATTGCACATTCTGTGGAGCAATGTCCGGAAAGATATTTAATCCACAAATACCTGTAACCGCTGCATCAGTCGTTAATCTTCCGTATATTACTTTTCCTATCATGATACTTGCCAGAATTTTTTAGGTCTCTCCTGCATAATAAAAATACATTCATCACGCATTTGTTTAATTACTTTCTCCCTACTCAAATTCCTTGCCTTTACCACTATCTTGTTATACCATGCTCTTGTACTTCCGTAAACCATGTGCGCATAAAATCCATTAGTGCCTTCACTGCTATTAATACCTCTGTTCATTGTATTTCTTTTATACAATGGCCCAATAGCACCAACTGCTCTTTTGTACGATACAAGATTTTTAGATAAGTCAATAATTGACTTTCTTAAATTACCTGGTTGTACATCATAATGTGTACCATCGTCTTGTTCCCATCCTTGCATCTTTTTGTTACTGAAAGGATTGGTGCTTATTCTGTGAGCTTTACTACTTACTGGTACTATTGACTTATAGACTTCTAATGCAATGGGAGTAGCAGAATCAATAACTCTACTTCTTTCAGTTAATGTACATTGTTCCATTAACTCTGCAAATTCAATAACTGCATCTGCTAAACCTACTACACGAAGGCTCATGCCTTGAAAACTTCGCCTACCTCTATAATTATCCTTTTGAAGGTCTTTAAGATGATTTATTTGTTTGGCTGATAAATATCCCATTACACATAGTTTTGAGCAAATGAACAAAATAGGTGTAAATACAAATTATCTTCACTTATCTGGACATTCTCTATTTGATAATATTTATCCATCCAGATAATTCTTTGTTGCTCGTTTATGTCTGTCCTATAACGACAGGTAATCCTAACCTGGCTTAATGCTGTTATCTTGCCTCCTTCTACCTCTTCCTTGTTTACTCCTTTGTAATCCACTATTGCCCACACCTCCGCTAAATTACTCCATGTCTCTGTGCCAAATCCACTGGTAGTTACAGAGCGACTAACGCTTTGCACTATAATCCTTTCTCTTAACTTTCCAATCTCCTCCTTCTTATTGTATCTCATTAGAATAGTTGTACACGATATTGATCAAGTAAATACTCTGATGCCGTTGGTAATTTCTTAATATAATCCTCTCTGTTATCATAACCATCTGCTACCATCATCAAGACTGCTTGTCTTATCTGCATTGGTACACCAGATGACTCTGTTGAATAGCCAGCTGTATAAGTTATTGTAACATCATTTATATTTCCGTAAAGTGTTGGCCATGTCTTACCGTAACCAACAGATAACCTTGCAGGTTTCTCAAATGTATCTACAATATAATTACTGCTATTGTATGTCTGTGTAGTATTTTGGCTGTCGGCATATTGAAAAGAAGATACTGCAATAACTGGAGATACAGATAAGTATAAAACAGGACTATTTAGCCTATCTAACTTCTCTGTAATAGTTTGTGTAATTAAAGCTTGGTTAAGGTAACGCTCTGCAACTTCACGAGCTGACTGCAACAAAGTAGTAATCAAAGTATCATCGGCAGATGTATCTACTTTAAGATAATTTTTTACCTCACTTAATGTCCAAACTTCTTTAG